CCCAAAAAATGCCCCGCGGGGACTTTTGGGGAAACAATCCCGGTTTAAAGTGGAGGGGAAGCCACTAGAACCGGGTAGGAAGCGCTCCCTAAGCGAGGTCGAAGCGCTCCGAAGTCGGCGGGAGGATCCTGATGGAATCCGAGGCTCCCTAAAAATTGGGTCTCGTCAGCCCAGGTCTCCTTTCAGCACCTCGTCGAAGCCCCTGGCTTCATAGCCTGGTGATTGGAGTCTCGGATTCCTTCTGGATCCTCCCGCCGACTTACACATCTACAAGGAGGTGATTACCTATGGCAACTGTTCGACGAGTCACTGAGTCTAGTCGGCCGCGTCAACCGCCGGCGACAACTCCTGAAGCTCGAGAGAATCAAATGATTGCCCTCGCAGTCGACGCAGCAGAGAAGCAACTTCGTGATGGCACTGCGTCTTCTCAGGTGATCACTCACTTTCTCAAGCTTGCATCGACTCGCGAACGCCTCGAGCAAGAGAAACTCGCTGCTGAGGTTGAAGAGAAGAGAGCCCGCACCAAGCAGATCGAATCTGGTGAGAAGATGGAAGCTCTTTACACGGAAGCCATCAAGGCCATGAAGAGTTATGCTGGTCATGGACCATCCGAAGACGATGAGTATTAGATCTTATTCCGAACTCCGAAGACTTGAAACATTCGAGGACCGGTTTAGGTATCTAGCACTCAGAGGCCAAGTCGGCAAAGCAACGTTTGGTTTTGACCGATTTGTGAATCAGCAATTCTATAGCTCGACTGAGTGGCGGCAAGTTCGCAACCATGTTATTGCTCGAGATGCTGGGATGGATCTTGGAGTCGATGGGTATGAGATCCACGATCGAATCTACATCCATCATATGAATCCGATGACGGTGGAAGACATCGAACACGGGGACGGGGTCATACTCGATCCCGAGTTCTTGATAACCACAACTCATCGGACACATAACGCAATCCATTACGGCGATGAACGACTACTTCCCAAGAAGCCAGTCGAGAGGCGCCCCGGAGATACAAGATTGTGGTGACAAATGAGTAGGAGTAAGAAGGTGTCTGACAACACCGAGTTCGACCCTACGGAGGATCCCACCAATGGCGAGCTTCCTGCGACTGAGTTCCCGCCGGACGAGTTTCCGGATCCCGACCAGACGCCTGAGGATCAGGGGACGGAGGAGGAGAACTAATGACGACCACCATCGCTAAGGTTCTCGCTAAGGCAGCTTCTCAGATCGGGGGTTATTTTCCTGGCGACAGTCCTTACGGCCTGTGGTATGCAAAGCGCCATGGCGACGTCTACAAGAATGCTCAGTTCTGCGCGATCGGTCTTAGTTGGTGCTTCGACCAGGTCGACGGTCTTGACATTTTCCCTGAGCATGCTTACACCCCTAGCGGTGTTGCTTGGTTCAAGAGCAAGGGTCGTTGGCACACCGGTTCGGTGAACAACATCCCTCGTGGCGCCATTATCTACTTCGACTTCCCTGGAGCTCCCGACCGCGTTTCGCATGTCGGAATCGCAGAGAAGCATGGATCTAATGGTGTCGTTCAGACTATCGAGTTCAACACTAGCTCTTTTGCTGATGGCGATCAGCGTAATGGACGAACTGTTGCTCGTAAGCTGCGTAGTGGCTCATCTATCGTTGGTTGGGGTATGCCTAACTATGCTGCTGATGCTCCTGTCGTGGCTCCAGGTCACGCTGGAGCTGGTGTAGGTGCGGTTCCTCCGCCTCCGAGCGACATCATTCACCGGAAGCCGAACTGCGTTGCACTTCAGCGAGCAGTTAACGCTGCGGGTGACAACCGTTGGGGCCCGGATACGGACAAGCATTTCGACGCCCTTCGTGAGGCTTCGAACTGGGGCGGTAACGACTTTCCGTTTGGGGTCGTCTACACCCAGAAGGTCGTCGGCACTAAGCCCGATGGTAAGTGGGGTCCCAACTCCAAGGCCGCTCACACCGGTACTGTTAGGACGGTCCAGCGCATCCTCAAGTCGATGGGGCACAATCCCGGAGTGATTGATGGCATGTGGGGTCCGAAGACTGAGGCTGCATACCAGGCAGCTCGTAGTCAGTCCCACATCTAGTAGTGGGATGTAGGGGTTAGCCTTAACCTTAACGTCGGCTAACTTAAACGACAAGTAAATTGCGCCCTTCACCCCTACAATTTCAAAATGGTAGGAGGTGATCACTAATGGCAGATAGCATCCTTGGCTCTGTAAAAAAGGCATTGGGTATCTCACCCGAGTATGACGCTTTCGATCTAGAGATCACGATGCATATTAACTCAGCCTTTGCCACCCTCCACCAGCTAGGTGTCGGACCAGAGGAAGAGTTCTTTATTACGGACGACAGCCTTATATGGGATGATTTTATCGGCGACATGACCGGTATCAACTCTGTTAAGACGTACGTTGTTCTAAAAGTTAAACTAATCTTTGACCCTCCTGGTACTTCGTTTGTTCTTAATGCATTTCAGGAGCAGATCAAGGAGTATGAGGTTCGCCTTCGAGATCGCGCAGAGGAGGTGCGTAATCCATGGGTTCCTCCAGTGACACCCGATCCCGACGAGACGCTGATGAGTTTCTAGCTCACTATGGCATCAAGGGTATGCATTGGGGTGTTCGTCGAAGCCCGGGCCCCGGCGGTACTGTTCGTAGCCGATTTGGTGGAAACAAGGCTAATCCCTCCGAGGACTATGCCACTTACGATCGACTTCGAAAGCAGGCTAGTCCAAGAAATGGTGGAACGCACTCCCTTAGTAATCAGGAGTTGCAGACAATCATCACTCGTATGAATCTTGAGCAACAGTACAAGAGTCTTAACGAGAAGTCGAAGTCCAATGGCGAGAGGGCAGTCGGCGATTTGTTTGCTGCTGGTAGTGGGTTTGCCGCAACTACTGCTCTTTCTGTCGGTGCTACTAAGATCAGCAACCCTGTAGTTCGTGATGCAGTTGAGACAGTCGGTAACGTTCTCATCAAGAACATGATGGCGTCGTCAAAGAAGGGCAAGAAGTAATGCAGGTCACTGTTGGTCGCATTGTCAACTACACCCTTACAGCTAATGATGCCACGCGCATCAACAAGCGTCGGTTTGATGCTGATATTAGTCTCATCGCTAATGCCGGAGCTCAGGCACACACCGGCAACACAATGCATGAGGGCGATATTCTTCCAATGATTGTCGTTCGAGTCTGGCAGAACGAGCTGGTTAATGGCCAGGTGTTCTTGGATGGTAATGACACTCTTTGGGTGATGAGCGTTCCAAAGGCTGATCCCGATAAGGCACCACTCGGTTCCTGGGATTGGCCAGCTCGAGTCTAAAAGAAAGGAGGATGGCGATGGGCCTATCAAACACGGCTACGCCGATTTATTATGGTCAGTTTCGCGACCAAGTGCTTCGCGGCGAGATTCCAGTAAACCGCGAAGTCGCAATGGAGATGAACCGCATTGATGAGCTCATCGCCAATCCGAATTTCTATTACGACGATCTGGCAGTTGAAGGATTTGTTTCTTACTGTGAGAATGAACTTACACTCACAGACGGTGCTGATCTACATCTGTTGGATTCGTTTAAGCTCTGGGCAGAGCAGATTTTTGGGTGGTACTACTTCGAAGAGCGAAGTGTTTACGAGCCGTCTCCTGATAATCATGGTGGGCGTTATGTTCGTAAGCGGGTTAAGCTTAGGCTCATTCGTAAGCAGTATCTGATCGTCGCTCGAGGAGCAGCTAAGTCGATGTACGCTTCGTGCATCCAGAACTACTTCCTTAACGTCGATACAGCAACTACGCACCAGATCACTACAGCACCTACGATGAAGCAGGCCGACGAGGTCATGTCGCCGATTCGTACAGCGATCACTAGAGCAAGAGGCCCCCTATTCAAGTTCTTGACTGAGGGGTCCATGCAAAACACCACTGGTTCTAAGGCTCTTAGAGTTAAGTTGGCCTCTACAAAGAAGGGTGTTGAGAACTTCCTCACTGGATCCCTTCTTGAGGTTCGGCCTATGGCCATCAATAAGCTTCAGGGCCTCCGACCTAAGATCTCAACGATTGACGAATGGCTTTCGGGGGACATCCGTGAAGACGTCGTCGGTGCTGTAGAGCAGGGAGCATCCAAGCTTGATGACTACCTGATCCTGGCGATTAGCTCCGAGGGTACCGTTCGCAACGGTAGTGGCGACACTATCAAAATGGAACTCGCAGATATCCTAAGAGGCGACTACATTGCGCCTCACGTCTCGATCTGGCATTACAAGCTTGATGATTTGGAAGAAGTTGCTGACCCGTCAACCTGGTTGAAGGCAAATCCCAACCTAGGCAAGACAGTCACGTATGAAACCTATCACCTCGACGTTGAACGAGCGGAGAAAGCACCGGCTTCCCGCAATGACATTCTGGCGAAGAGATTTGGTATCCCGATGGAGGGCTACACGTACTACTTCACTTACGAAGAGACGATACCTCATCGACCTCGGGAATTTTGGAGACTACCTTGCGCGCTTGGTGCCGACCTATCACAGGGCGACGACTTCTGTGCGTTCACTTTTCTATTCCCGCTTGCTACCGGGACTTATGGGATTAAGGTTCGTAGCTATATTACATCGCTAACTCTGATGAAGCTTCCTGGAGCTATGCGTCAGAAGTATGATGAGTTTATTCGTGAAGGTACCCTTCAGGTTCTTGACGGAACTGTTCTCGACATGATGGAAGTATTTGATGACCTCGATAACTACATCATCAAGTCTGAGTATGACGTCCGAGCATTTGGGTTTGACCCGTACAATGCTAAGGAATTTGTCACTCGATGGGAGAATGAGAACGGTCCATATGGCGTCGAGAAGGTAATCCAGGGAGCTAAGACCGAATCGGTTCCTCTTGGAGAACTAAAGAAGCTTAGCGAAGAGCGTATGCTTATCTTCGATCAGTCTCTTATGTCCTTCACGATGGGTAACGCCATCACAATCCAAGATACTAATGGTAACCGTAAGCTCCTTAAGAAGCGACAGGACGAGAAGATTGACAACGTCTCCGCTCTCATGGATGCATACGTCGCTTACAAAGCCAACAAGGAGGCTTTCGAGTGACAGACGTTGATGACTTCCTTGCGCATTATGGCGTTAAGGGAATGCATTGGGGACATCATAAGGCCCGCGAAACCTCAGGATCTTCCAAGAAGAGTCGAAAGCAAACCCGCCAAGAGCGTAATGCCGAGATTCTTAATGCCCGATCGCGACAGCAGGCGCGTGGTCGAGCTTATGAGGAAGCTCAAGCGGAGTTCATGGCCGCAAGAACTCGTAAGGGCGAGGCGAAGGCCGAAGAGGTTATGCGCCGGATGGAGAAAGAATACTGGACTCATCCCGACGCACAGACCGCTCAGAAGCTTACCACCGGCGAGAAGATTGCCGTTGGTCTTGCTTATGGTAGCGTCGGTCTTACAGCCGCGAGTATCATCCTAAGGGCAGCCCGCTAGTTCAAAATGGTAGTCGATACCATGAAAGGAGGTGAGTAATGGCTTCGATTGGATCGCGATTCCGAAATAGCCTTCGTCATGCTTGGAATGCATTCCAAAACGAAGATGATCGAGCGCTACGAGCAGACCCAAACGTGTCATATGGCGGAGGGTTTACCAGCTACAATCCTCAGCGTCAAAGGTTCTCCTTGGCTAATGAGCGGTCTACACTGGCTTCGATCTACACGCGCCTAGCTATTGACGTTGCTGCTATAAGTATCCGACATGTCCGACTTGATGAGAACGACCGATTTAAGGAAGTAATCAATAGCGGACTCAACAACTGCCTAACGCTAGAGGCAAACGTCGATCAGGGAGCTCGTGCACTTAGGCAGGATGCGGCGATGACGCTCTTTGAAAAGGGCACAATTGCGATCGTCCCTATTGACACCGATCTCAGCCCACTTGAAACTGGAGGCTTCGACATCCAGACTATGCGAGTTGGCGAGATTGTCGCTTGGTACCCACGCCATGTAAAGGTAAATGTCTACGACGATAGACCGGTACTTGGTGGCGGTAAGCGCCGAGAGCTTGTTCTTCCAAAGAACAAGGTTGCTATTGTTGAGAACCCGCTATATTCAGTAATGAATGAGCCGAACTCAACGCTTCAGCGACTTAGGCAGAAGCTTGGCCTCCTGGACACTATCGACTCTCGAGCTAGTTCTGGAAAGCTTGACCTTATCATTCAGCTGCCTTATGTAGTTAAGTCTGAGGCACGTAAGGAGCAGGCTCAGCAGCGCGCCAAGGACATCGAGATGCAGCTGACTGACTCTGCTTATGGAATTGCCTATACCGATGGCACTGAGAAGATCACCCAGCTGAATCGTCCTGCAGAGAACAACATGATGGCCCAGGTCGAGTACCTAACCGCCAAGTTGTACTCTGAGCTTGGCCTTACTAAGGAAGTCTTTGATGGAACCGCCGATGAGGCGACCATGCTTAACTACTATAACCGTACTATCGAGCCTATTGTGGCCGCTATTACGGAGGGTATGAAGCGAGTCTTTCTCACTAAGACTGCAAGATCTCAAGGTCAATCGATTGAGTACTTCCGTGACCCGTTCAAGCTGGTTCCAATCAACCAGATTGCTGAGATCGCGGACAAGTTCACTCGAAATGAGATCCTAACTTCGAATGAGATTCGTGGTGTTATCGGCTTCAAGCCGCATAATGACCCGAAGGCTGATCAGCTTGTGAACAGTAACATGCCACAGGCCGATACGCATGATCAGTCAAACACGGTAAGCACACCACCTGAAGGAAAGGACGGTGAACTTCAAAATGGAACCTGACTTCAGCGGATACGTCACTAAGAATGACCTTCTGTGTGCTGACGGACGAACGATCAAGCGTGACGCCTTCAAGCACCAGGATGGCACGAAGGTTCCTCTGGTTTGGCAGCACATTCATGATGATGTCGACAACGTTCTCGGACATGTTATTCTCGAGAACCGAAACGATGGCGTCTACGGATACGGGTTCTTCAATGGAACGATGAAGGCCCAGGCTGCCAAGGAGCAGGTGAAGCACGGCGACATCAACTCGATGTCGATCTACGCTAACCAGCTCAAGGAGCAGATGAAGAATGTCCTCCATGGTCGAATCAAGGAGGTCAGTCTTGTTCTTGCCGGGGCAAACCCTGGCGCGTTCATCGACAATGTCAACATTCGTCACTCTGACGGCACTGAGTTTGCGCTCGAGGATGAGGTGATCATCTACACCGATCTTCCGCTCAGTCATTCCGATGAGAACGAAGAGGATTCCGAGCCTAACGAGGACGAGGTCCCCGTTGAGCATGCCGACAACCAAGGGGATTCTATGCCCGCGGATAAGACCGTTAAGGACGTCTTCGAGCCGCTTAACGAGGAGCAGAAGAACGTCGTCTACTTCATGATCGGTGAGGCCCTTGACAAGGCTGCTGAGCATGGTGACGAGGATGGCGAGGACTTCGCCGACAACGACAACACCGACGACACCGTCACCCACAGTCAGGAAGGGGCCAGCATGCCTCGCAACGTTTTCGAGCAGACCGAGTCCAAGGCTAAGGCCTCGGAGGGTCACACGCTCTCGCACGCCGATGAGGTCGGCATCTTCGAGCAGGCCCGCCGACTCGGTTCGGTGAAGGATGCTGTCGAGGACTACGCCCTCAAGCACGGTATCGAGGACATCGATATTCTGTTCCCGGACGCCAAGTCCGTCACGAACACCCCGGAGTTCCAGAAGCGCCGCACCGAGTGGGTCGCCAAGGTCCTCGACGGTACCCACCACACGCCGTTCACCCGCATCAAGTCGCTTTCGGCCGACCTGACGCCCGAGGAGGCTCGTGCGAAGGGTTACATCAAGGGCAACATGAAGCGTGAGGAGTTCTTCAAGGTCTCCA